CAGGGGGACTAATATAAAAGAAGTAGATGCAGATGTAGTCCTGGACAAGATAGATGATTTTGAAGCACTAAACTCTCCAGACGCTCCTGAGACATTTACGGTTCCAGAAAATTCAGATGCTGATATTATTAAGTTAGTAAATGATTTAAATAAAAATGTTGAAGACTCAGTTCTTCTAGACAATGATGCAATTAAAAAAGCTAATGACGCTTTAAATTCAATTCCCGAGACTGTTAAACAGAAAGATTATGGGTCTGTTAATTGGGATGTGCAAAGAGAATTTACCAATAATAATACTGGTGAAACTTTTACTGGTTATGTAGAGGCTACCAGAAGATTATATAATGATGCTAAAGTATTGGGTTGGGTTGACAACAAACTTCCTGTCCCAGATGCTCCTAATACTTTTGGGAAAAAAGCTATAATTATATTAGGGCCTCCTGCCTCTGGTAAATCTAGTTTAGCTAATCCTATAGCAAGAAGATATGGCGCGGCAATTATAGATAATGATGAAGCTAAAAAGATACTTCCTGAATTTAATAATGGTGTTGGATCATCCGCTGTTCATGAAGAAAGTTCAGATTTGATGGAAATTGTTTTTGCAAAAGCGTTAGAAGACAACATTAATATGGTCATTCCTAAAATTGGTCATAACCCAGAAAGTATTAAACGTATTATTAGTAAATTAAAAAACAATGGGTACGAAGTTAATTTAGTTGGTATGGATGTAACATTTTTAAATGCCAGAAATAGAATGTTTATGAGATTTGTAAAAACTGGTCGATATATACCGCATCAATATATTAAATCTGTTGGTGAAAACCCAATGCAAACATATAGAATATTAAAAGAAGAAGGAGTAGCTGATGGCTATACGCACATCGACAACAACAACGCAGACCCAAAAGCCCCAAAGCCCATCATCGAAGATACAAAAAACCTCCTTGAAGGAGTCGATATTCAATTTCGCAGAGGCAGAGAGGAGGTCAGCGGAGCGAATGGACAGCCCAGAGGGCCAGGCGAGAATACAGAAAGTGCTGTCGAATTTGAGAAATTCTTAGAAACACAGAATAAGGCCGATGAGGCGGTTGTTAATCTTGAGTATGGGAATCTGCCTGAAGACATTCCAGGAGAGCTTCAGCAACCTCCTAAGGCTCAGGAATCATTTATTACTGAAAAAGATATAGATGATGCTGTTGAGCAAGTTGCAAGAGATACAGATTTTGAGAACATAGCAGATGATGAGGCGTTATCTGTAGATGAAATAGTAGATGACCAGGTTGTTTCCAGGTCTTACACTGGGGCGCAAATAAAAGCAGAATTATCTCAAGATCAACAGATGCTAGATAGATTAAGAGGATGCGTGGTATGAGCCTTTTAAATTGTATAGATAATGCTGAAAAAGAAGGCCCGTCTAAAGGTGGACTAACAAAAGAGCAAGCTAAGAGAGCTAGAGAATTATTTAATGAATTCAAAGCTAAGAATGAAACTCAAATGAAAATGGGCCCTGCTGATGCTGATGCTATGGCTGGTAGGGATACATTTGATGTTTTAGAGTATGAGGCTTACCAGCGCAAAAAACGTATGATACTACAGAGAGCGGCTCAAAGTAGGGGCTTAAGTAATCTAAAGTCATACAAAGGAATTAATAAAGGGGAAGCCCTTATTGCTTTTTTAGAAAGAGATGGCAAAGGACTAAGCCCCTATTCTAATGTTGTGGGCAGACAAGCAGTTATTAGAGGGGTGGCCCATTCTATAATGGCTGATGTCATAACTGATTTAAAAAAGACCCAAGTATTAGGAAGAACAACTAGAAAAGCTAGGGCAAAGTCTGAGTCTATGGTTCGTGAAATATTTGGAGAAAATACAGGGGACGCATCTGCTAGAGAATTAGCGCAAGCATGGAGAAGTGCGTCTGAGTTTCTTAGAGTTTCATTTAATAAAGCTGGTGGTGATATTCCTAAGAGAACTGATTGGGGTATGCCGCAAGTTCATGATAATTCGGCTGTTAGAAAAGCTGGTCGAGATACATGGAAACAAACTATAAGACCTCTTTTAGATGAAAATAAAATGGTCAGTTTTAAAACTGGTAAATCCATGTCTTCAGAAGAGTTTGATAAAGTCCTGGATGAAGTGTGGGAGACAATAGCTACTGAAGGTTTTAGTAAAATTAAAGAGACTTCTGTCGGAGGTCAAGGAAAGTCTTTAGCTAGAAGAAGGCAGGACCATCGTTTTTTAGTGTTTAAAGATGCTGACTCTTGGCTAAAATATCAAAAGGATTTTGGCGGTGTTGACGTATTTTCTGTAATGATGAACCACATAGATGGAATGTCTAGAGATGTAGCTATGTTAGAAATATTAGGGCCTAATCCTAATTCTACTATTCGTTATCTTAAAACTCAGGTAACGAAACAAGCAAAAGAGATTGACGCAAAAAATAATAACAGCAAGGCTTCTGCTAAACTGCCAGGTGCTTTTGATAAATTTGATGATATGTTTGATTATATTAGCGGCAAAGCTCATACCCCATCTAATGAAGGAGTGGCCAGAACTTTTGCAGGGCTTGGGAATCTTCTTACTGCGGCTTACCTTGGCTCTACTTCTATCCTGGCGATAGCAACAGACCCAAACTTTACTAGAATAACTAAACGTATGGCTGGTATGCCTGTATTTAAATCTTCAATGAAACAATCATTAGCTATGATGACTGCTGGCAAGATGAATAAGCAACTGCCTATTAGGCTAGGTCTTATTGCAGAAAATTGGTCTTCTGTTGCTTATGGCCAGGCTAGATATGCTGGAGATATTATGGGGGGCAGAGTATCAGAAGCTATTGCCAACACAGCTATGAATATTTCTCTTTTATCTCCATTCACTCAAGCAGGACGTTGGGCATTTGGCATGGAGTTTATGGGCTTTATTGCTGACAATGCAAAAACACCTTACGCACAACTTAATCAACCATTCAAAGACACGTTAGCAAGATTTGGCATCACAGAAGATGACTGGG